GGGACATGTATCTTGAAGAGATTGCACGTCTGGATAACATGCAGAAGCTGTCAGAACCACAAATGCAAGACTATGAGGAGCTATCAGGTGATGTAATAGCAATCACCCGTGTGATGAAATTCTATGGATTTGAGGAGAAGGAGAACGAAGATGAGTAAACAAAATAACTGTATTAGTTAAGAGGCAATACTTGCCATTACTAACACACCAGTAGTAGGAGATGATAAATATGGATTGGATTATATCATGAGTCTAAAAAGTAAGTGTGACCAATATGATGTAGCAGTCAAGGAGTTGTTTAGTCTTCTTGACGTTACTGAGGAGACTGACGAAGGTAGAGTACACCGACCAGTTCAAATAGTTTGTGTCCGTAGTGATATGTTGATGAAACTTGAAGCCGTCTTGGCTACATTGAAAAGCACAATGGAGGATAAAGGATGAAGTTTATTCAACACCAAGATAATGGAACAAAGATTGAAATAGAAATGCTAGAAGGATCAACATTAGATGATGTGCTTGGAGAGTTTCAAAACTTTCTTCGTGCTTGTGGATACACAATTGAATATAATCAAGTGCTAACAATAGAGGATATAGACTACTGCAGAGAGGATAAATCCAATGACTAAACGTATTCCCATGAAGGGTGGCGATGAATATGATGGCCTCACTAAAGCACGTAAGTTTTACCTGTGGAAAGCTGGTCATTTGAAGAGGATTAAACGAGCCTACAACAAAAGATTCCGTAAACATAATAAGGAGAATAAAAATGAGTAGTGTACTGGATGACGATAACTGGCCACTTGAAGCAGACTTCAGTGATAACATGATAGTAATCAGCCCTGTTGTCAGGCCTATGACACAAGATGAACGTGCTAGGGCTAAAGTTAGAAAAGATACTAATGGCCTAAAACCTTGCGTTAGCTGTGGTAACCCTGCTAAAGACGTGTGGTGTCACTTCTGTATGGGAGAATAATAAAATGAGTATGTGCGGTGAAATAGAAACTGTAGAAAAAGAAATCTATGTGTTACAACTTCAATTATTAAAATTAAACAACAGATTAAAAGCCTTAAAAAATGAGTGAAGTTGATCTGGCTGGTATACTAGGTTTTATCGCCGGAATAATAGTAACTGTAATCATAACCTATATACTTTGTTAAGGAGAAAACTATGATAACCCAAGATGATATCAATGGATTCAAAACTACTGTTGTAAAAGACAGTATAAAAATAATAGAAATTGTGGAACATGAAGATGGTTCTGCTTACTTGTCTATGGAAATGGATTCCAGTACCTACAGTAAGATCTTCGGCGTAGGTTTCAATGAACTTATAATGAGAGGATTAAGCGATGACAATAAAAAATAGCAGTGAAAGACTAGAATATGAAGAGAGACTTAGACAAGATTTAATTATGGAAGAATACTACAAGTTAAAAGCAGACCACCCTGAACGAGATACAGAAGGTCTGCTAATACTTGCTGCGGAAACAATCCGCGAAAAGAGGAATAACTATTGACTCCAGAAGACTTGATATCAATCACACTAGATAGTATGTTAAACGAAACCACGTACTCCCCTTTAACTTTAGCCTCTTACCCACCGGAAGGAGAAATCGACTGGGCTAAAGAATTAATAACTCAACGTATAGAGGAACTAGACCTAATACCAACCGAAGAAGAACTCTATACTCTAATGAAACTCAGAATGAAAGTGTAAAACAATGGATGCCCAACTAAAAATAAGTAGATCCTTAATAAAGCTTGTAAGCAACAGGGCCTTTTACGGTTCTTGCGCCCTGCGTCTTAACATAATTGAAGACGAAAACACACAAACTATGGCCACAGATGGTAGGTCTATCTTCTGGGGTCGAGAAGCGGTAGACAAGTGGACTGAAGAGGAAGTAGAAGGTGTGCTTGCCCACGAAGTACTCCACGTTATACTCATGCACCACCTACGTAAGCAAGATAGACTGCATAAAAAGTGGAACATTGCTACTGACTTCTCTATAAATGAAACCCTGAATGAAGATGGATTTAAACTACCCTCAGATGCCTTGTTTGACAGAAATCATCGTAATAAAAATGCAGAAAAGGTATACGATGATATAAAAGATCAGTACTACGAAGACCCTACGTGGGGTTACGTAATGGAGATGACAGATAAAGAAGGTAATCCTGTCACCGGTGATCAAAAAGATAAAGCTATCGATGATGTAAATGAGATGATTGCTGCTGCTGCCAGTGCCGCCAAGAAAGCAGGGCAGGACTTACATGGTAACATAGAAGAACTTGTTCAGAATCTAGGTAAACCTAAAGTTAACTGGCGTTCCTTCATACGTACCACTATAATGAGTAACAAGCCAGAAGACTACTCTTGGTCTAGACCTAATCGTAAACTCTTATCAGAACTAGACCTCTACACACCTCGCATGGTTTCTACTGCGGTAGGACCTATTGCGGTAATCTTAGACACCTCTGCTTCTGTCTGTAAAAGAGCACGAGAAGCCTTCTTAGCAGAGCTACAGTCTATCAACGAAAGTTTAAAACCAGAAGCTACTCATGTAATCTGTGTTGATACTGATGTAGCGAACTGTTATAGCTTTACTCCCAACGACAACATAACTGAACTACGCCTCTCTGGCGGTGGTGGTACTAATATGTCTCCCGGTTTCAAATATGTTTTAGAGTGTTTACCTGAAACAGAAACCTTACTATGTTTTTCTGACTGTGAGTTTCACTCTTGGCCGGAAGAACCAGCACTACCCGTAATCTGGTTGTCAACCAACAAAACAGACAATCCTTACGGTACACTTGTATCAATCGAAGTCTAAGAAAGGGCTACAAAATGTTTAAAAATTACAACTCAATCGCAGACATAAAAGCACCAATCAAAACAGAGGAAAAACAAGCTCACTTGCATGGCGAGTTAGTCCACTACCTACACCAACTAAATACAATACTAGTAATAGATGACCTGCAAGATGCCTACAATAAAATAACAGAAAAATTGTCCAATGTATTCATTAATAATAGAAATTACTCGCCCATAAGTGAAGAGTTAAATGCTATGATAACTGAAAAAGCAGACTACTACGCCTACAGCTATAAAACAATGAGATATGACGGTCACTATAGCTTTACCTTCAATAATAACGGTATGGAGTCAGTACGCTCTCACAACAAATCTTTAATCAACACCATTCTCCTAGAGATTGGCAAGAAAGAGCTATACATTGACTACCTCCTCAATGATACTGAAGAAAACAGAGAAAAAGTAAGAGTGCAAGATACTGTGGTAAAGTGTAACAAGTATCTTAACAGCAACTTGGCTGGCTCTGATCTTTACAACTTAACTTATACCAACGCCGACTCCCTTGTCTCAGATAAGACTGTACTCTTCGCACACGATGTTATCTCTATGTCTGACTCTATCAGAACAAAACCACAAATTTACATAGATAAAACTTGGTGTACCAACGTGTATGATAAAAACCTGCACGTGCTAGAATTCGAAGGTGCCCGGGCGTTCACCCTCAAGTGTGAGTGGCTTGATGAAGATGAAGAAAAGTGTATCTATGACACTCAAGTGCTTCAAATAACAGGAACAAGAGATGAAAGACTCCTTGCAAGCCGACAAAGCTGGACCGGTGCAAACAACAATGAAGCTGTACGCAGACTGTTTAGGGTACACAATCTTGCCTTAGCGATAGCGCAAGACGGTAAGTTCTGGGCGCTGGGTACTACTCCTGCAAAGGCTACCAGTACACTAAGACGCAGACAAAAGATGGCAATGATGAATGAACTAAATCTATAGTCCATTATTAAAAGGGAACGCTATTTCCCCCCAACCTAAGGAAAAGCTATGACACGAGATGATATAATACAGCAACTCATGCACGCTAAAACAAGCTTTGATACCAAGTTTTTACTTGATGAGTTATCAGAGTTTGACAAAGATAAAATGACAGTTATCAGAAAAGACTACAATGAAGAGAAAACAAAATTTCATGGTGACTTCACTTCTATGAATGCAGTGGAACAGGATAACGTAATTAATCCTTCTCATTACAAAGTAATCCCGTCAGGTAACTACCCTAACGGCCTAGAGTATATGGATCTTATGACCTATATTCTATCACACCACAACGGTGTTAACTCTCACTTGCTCGGACAGATAATGAAGTACAGTATACGTCTGGGCAAGAAAGATGACAAGCTCCAGGATGCCAAAAAGATACAGTGGTATGCCAACTATCTTGTCAAAATGATAGAGAAAGAGAATGAACTTTAAACTATACTCTCTCTATAACTATAAAGACTTCCCAATAACTTGGGAGGTCTTGGAAGACCAAACAACTGTTATCTCAACAGACCTGTTTGACCTAAACGTTGACCAAGAGGTTAACGATAAAACCATATCAGAAATAGTAGACCAGATAATAGTTGAACTCTACTCTGATATAATTACATTCCATTAACACAAGGATAAATATAATGGCTAATCAAGTAATCGTAGTACGTGACGTAACATTCAACTGGCCTAAGTTAGTTGACAAGCACTCGCCTTTCGGCACACTGCAGTGGGACATCCAAGTAGTCACAAAAGACGAAGCAACTAAGGCTCAACTAGAGTCTGCTGGTGTTAAAATGAAGTCGGGTAACGATGGCTTCTACGCTAACATTAAACGTAAGGCTATCAAGGCTAACGGAGAGGCTAACGAGCCACCCAAAGTTGTTGACACCGATAAAGAAGAAATGGCCCCAAGTAAAATTAAGGCTATGGGTAACGGCTCTAAAGGTCACATCAAGCTCTTCTCCTATGACTGGGAAATGGCAGGTAAGACAGGTGTCTCCGCTATGTTAGTTGCCATGCAAGTTACTGACTACGTAAGCTATGAGGGGGCAGGTGAAGACTTCTAATGCTTAATAAATTAATTAAGATAGAGACCCGGAATGGTCCTGCATGGATCCTCCCACACTACAATACTCCCTACTACGTAACTCAGTTAGCTCAAATTCTTTGGGCTAACCGTTTCGTTAAACCTATCAAGAAAGAAGGTAAGTAAAATGAGTGACTATGTATATACTGCTGGCGCTATGGAGCATGTCAGTAAAGATGCCATGATGGATTGGCGTGAGTATGTTGAACAAGCCCTAATAGAGTTCGATATAAAGTGTTTACATCCCACACGAAGAATGCCTCTTCATCTCAACTCAGAAGAAGATGAACATATCAGTACATATAATAAGCTTAAACGAATTGAAGCTCAAGATATGTTAGATATAAAAAACTCCAGAGTAATACTCGCGGACTTACGGGACAGTATGCCCGGGAAGAAGTGGGGTACTGTTATGGAGGTAGCTAAAGCTAAAGAGTGGAATAAAGTTATTATTGTATTGGTAGATCCCGGACAATTTAAACATCCCTTCATCTATACTTATGCAACAGAGGTACACTATGACTTACAAGAAGCAGTCGAAGCAGTGCTAGACTACTACGATGGAGCTTAACGCGCTCCTGGATACAATAAAGCCATACAAGCAACATGATAGTCAAGGTCATTGGAGAACCCACGAACCTCTGAGTATATCAGGCTTGCATGGCTTTGTTTATCTTATACATAATGTCGTTGATGGACGATACTATGTCGGTAAGAAAAACTTTCTGCATGGCGGGAAGAAAAATTACACTAGAAAAGGAGTTAAGACACCTAACTATAGATATGGTACAGAGACTAACTGGAAAACCTATACTGGTTCTTCAGCTGAGTTAAACCTAGACTTAGCTAACCACGGTAAAGATAAGTTCTCTTTTACAATGATAAGATTGTATGCTACAAGAGGTGGCTTATCTTACGGTGAAGCTAATATTCAACACAAACTAGATGTGTTGACCATGAGGGATTCAAATGACAAAGCTAAGTTCTACAACGGAAACATCGCAGGAATCAAATATATCCCCAAAGAATTCGGAAGATCCGCATGATGCATCAGATCACTGGATTATACCTTTAAAAGAAGAGAGAAAACAAAATGAAATTAACAAGCAAAGACGTGAAAATAATCCGTAAACTATCTCGTGATGGTCGTATACCACAATCGTATATCAGCTCATGCTACAACGTCACACAAGCTATGATATCTTATATCAAAAACAATCATCGTCGTCAAGGAGTACAATAAGATGTTAGAAGCACTATTCATTTTCCTAGTAATAGGTAATATCGCTGTTGGAGTCACAAAAGAAGTAGTAATTCCTGTCGCCAGTAAAGCAATTGAAATTACAGCCCCTGTAATTGAAAAGGCAATAGACTACGTGTCGCCTAAAGAACCTAAAGAATAAAAAACACTACTCCTAGCTCAACTGGATAGAGCAAGTCACTTCTAATGACTAGGTTGCGGGTTCGATTCCTGCGGAGTAGACCACTTAACTTAACCAAAGGAAACACTATGACAATATATGCGTGGGACATCGAAGCGAACGGCTTCCAAGATGTAGCGGACACAATATGGGTTTCAGTAATGCGTAACTTAGATACTGGAGAACGACATGTCTTCAGTGACCATGATGACCAGTACCCTAATGTAACTGAATCATTTAAACTATTCGATGAGGCCACCGGAATCATAGCGCACAATGGTATGCGTTATGACCGTGTAGTCTTAAAGAAAGTAACAGGTTATGCTATAGATCGTAATAAAATTATTGATACAGTAATTTACTCACGATTAAATGACTTCCATCGTAAGAAAACAGGGCGTAGACATAGCCTCAAAGCCCTTGCTATACAGGCGGGGGAAGAACAAAAGTTAGACTATGATGGTGGTTTTGATAACTACTCTGCTGAAATGGTAGAGTATTGTATTGCAGATGTTGATGCCAACATAGCAGTATATCAAATGCTTATGAAAGAATATAACAATATACTCAAAACCAACCCTAACTATGATGATGCAATAAACATTGAGCATCAAGTAGCTTACTGGTCCAGTGAACAGGTAAAAAATGGTTGGCAAATAAACGAAAAACTTCTTAACACTACTGTAGATAAAATCAAGGAAGAAATGAATGAGATTGAACAAAGAGTTGAGCCAACCCTCGGTACACTTACCATCACAATCGACAAGGAACCAAAAACCGCTAGATATAAGAAGAACGGAGAATACACCGCCGTTTCTGCAAGGCTCCTTGGCGACTATCTTGGGCGGTATATTGATGTTTCTGATTCTCTGGGCAGTAATCCCCCAATAAACCCGGGAGAAGAATTTCAGCGTAAAGAAACAGTTGAAGCCCGTCTAGGTAATCAAGAAAACCTTAAAGAATTTCTTTATACTCTTGGTTGGGAACCTACTCAATGGAACTGGAAAAAGATTAACGGGGACTTTGTTAGAGTAAGCCCTAAGTTAAGTACAGACAGTCTCACTAAACTAGGTCCTGTCGGTGATGACATCGATCGCTACTTTACTCTGAGAGCAAGACACAGTATACTTAACGGCTGGAAAGAACACATCCATGACGGTAGGTTATACGGTGATGTAATCGATATAGGTGCTGCTACAGGTAGACAGACTCACAAGATTATTGCTAACATACCGTCACCTAAAGCAGCTTACGGTTCAGATATTCGTTCTATGTTTGTCTGCCCTGAAGATAAAGTCCTTATCTCTGCTGATGGCGCTGGTTATCAAGCCAGAGTTGTAGCACACTTTGGTAGAGATCAGGAGATGTCAAATGAAATCCTTAAAGGAGATATACACCAGAAAAATGCTGATGCTATTAACTGCACTAGAAACGAGGCTAAGCCTTTCTTCTTTGCCTTTCTATTTGGTGCCGGGGGCAATAAACTCGGTACTATCTTAGGTCGCTCTGCACAAGCGGGTAATAAAGCTAAAGATGCTTTCCTTAGTCGTTGGCCTGCCTTAGCTGCCTTAACAGAACAAGTAAAAAACGTAGCAACACAACGAGGCTACTTGCGTGGTCTCGATGGTCGTAAGATATACACAGAAGAATCCTACAAAGCCTTCAACTATCTAATACAAGGCACAGAAGCTATCTTAATGAAGAGAACTATTGTGCGAATCAACGAAGCCTTCGAGAAAGAAGGTATTGACGCTAAACAATTATTGTTCTACCATGATGAATGCACATGGGAGATCTCACCCACCGATACTGAAAAAGCAGAAGCTATTATCCGCAAGTGGTTTGTTGATGCACCTAAGGAACTTGGTGTGACTATCATGGAAGCAGGTGACTGTAAAGTAGGTAACGATTATTTGGAGGTACACTAATGCCCTATATTAGTAAAGAAAAAAGAGAAGAACTGTTTAACCGTGATCCAGAAAATGCGGGTGAGCTTCAATACTTAATTGCTACAATGATAGCTGACTACCTTACAGATAAAGGTGAATACACCTATCAGACCCTGAGTGAAGTTATGGGGGCCTTGTCTGGTGCTCAACAAACGTTCTATCGTAAAGTAGTTTCTCCCTACGAAGAAACAAAGGAGATCATAAATGGCCACATATACTGATAAAGTATACAATGTGACCATGTATACAATAGATAACTGTGAATTTTGTGAGAAGGCAAAAAACTTATTGTATTCCATGCAAGACTATGTTATACATGAGGTCAATCTCACACAAAAACCAAGCATCCGTAGTACTGTCAAAGAAAAACTGGGTACTACTGTTCCTCAAATCGTAATTGACGGTAAACATATAGGCGGTTATCAAGAACTTAAGGAGTACTTTGATAAATGGAACTCATAGAAGTAATGTATACTTTAATATTGCTTAACATATTTCAGGCCTATCAAATATGGCAGTTACAAAATAAAAATGAAGAAATCCTAGACTTAATCGTTGGACTACACTTAGGTGATATAACAATAACAGAAAAGGAAGATGATGATGAGTATTAATGTTTACATCGACGGAGACATTCTAGTATACCAGTCTATTTGGAGTGCTACTAGTACCAAAGACATTAAGAAAAAACTAGATCAAACCATTGCCAGTATAATGTCTGAGTTAGAAGGCAGTACAGGTAAGATTGCTATCAAAGGCAAAGATAACTTCCGCAAAGAAGTTTACACTGAATACAAAGGTAACCGTAAGAAAGAACTTACTGAACAGGAAAAAGAATTCTTTGCCTACGCCTATAGTTACTTAGAAACTTCTTGGGATGCCGTTACCGCTGATGGCATGGAAGCAGATGATCTTCTTGCTATCTGGAGTACAGAAACTCCAGGTATCATTGTTAGTATAGATAAAGATTTGCTTCAAGTACCAGGACTTCACTATAACACTCGGAAGAAAGAGTATGTACACATGAGT